CTATATACATCTTTGAAGTTTTGACCTCCTTTATCTAAAGCATTTGATGTTGATCCCATCATACACTTACCAATAATTCTCCTACCTAATCTAAGACATGTTTTAGTTACTTTCCAGTTGTTCTTTATATTATCAGGTCTTTCCCACTTACCACTTTCATCATGTGCTAATAGTTTTAATTTCTCACCATCATAACTATTATCTCCAGTATTCTTCCAATCTATAGTTGTATCTAATCCATCTATTTCTTCTAATTTCTCTCCGGAATCTAATTTTCTTCTAGTTAACTTTGAAGCTGGAACTCTATATGCTAATTCTGTTTTAGGACGATCCATACCATCTTGGATGGGTTTGAAGAAAAATGGATAGTTAACCGAGATTGGTACAACTTTATCCGTGAACATTTTCTTAGCATCTGCACCTGTTTTGGATAATACACCAAATCTTGAATCACTTGACATTGTGGCTTGATTAACAAGTTCTGACGACGCCATAAATGAAAATCCTGATCGTCTGTTTTTAAGATAACACATTCCATAACACCTGTTATCCGCTTTACAGGCTTCCCAGAAATAGTAAAATAATTTATTTGATTCCCTATAGTCAGCTGCTCCGACATCAATCTTTGCCCATTGCAAGTACATGTAGTGAGTGCCAGTAATATAATTAGGAACACCGTTGTTATAATACCAATAACCTTCTTCTCTTCTATTAAATTCTTCTTCAATATAATCAACCCATTTTTCTTTTAATTCTATAGGGTAATCTTCCCATTCAAATGTGCTTTTAATCCTATTTAATTCTTTTGGATATTCTTGTTTTTCCCAGTATTGCTCTTCTTTTTTGTCACTTCTTTTAAACGGCTTATTGACTGTTGGTAAAGCAATGCGGAGATTTTGTATTTCAATGATTTCTCCAATTTGACCAGTTTTACTTATAACTATAAAATCATAATCTGAATTATATCCATATTCCCACTTCTTATATCTATTGTTCTTTTTTAGAATTTTAGGATTAACAACGTCTTTTATTATCTTATATAAAGTCTGTTGATAACTCATTTAGATCTTTTTTCAGGTGAAATAGAAAAAGTTCTTTTAGGTGCCTCTTCTATAGTCTTACCTTCAAGTATAGCTTCTTCTTCTTCCATTCTGCTAAGTATTTCAAAAGCGTCAAAAATAGCAAGTTTTTTAGTGGCTGCAGCATTCTTAAGTCTGTCTGCAGATATATCATCAGGAGTATCGATAATTGGTTCCTTAGCAACTTTAATAAGTTCTTCAACCGCTATTTGCCCAGCTAGGATTATATTCTTCTTCGTTTCCTTCGTACTCATATTCTATAACTATATCATTTGATTTCATACAATATAAGAGTTCGTTATCTATAATAAATTCAAACTCTCTATCTTTTTTAAACCCAACTAACGCCCCAGGTTTTATTTTAATGTCATTTAAGGAACTATTACTATACTTAACAATACCTATGTTAGATTTTAATTTAGAATAATCTCTCTTTGATTTATTTAATATAGGTTTAATAAAACACCTGTCTAAAAATCCTATCCACTTACTATCTTTCTTATATAAATATATTTGATCTACTGAACAAAAATATTTATCATTTTTAAAATAAGATCTACTATTCTTTTCTTTTCCTTTTATATCGTAAAATCTTCTAAAAACATTATGATGAACAATTATTTCATCTCCAGGTTCAATGTTTGTTTTATATGCTAATGGACAACTTATTACTTTAGCTTTAGTATTAACATGTTTAAAACTCTCTATAGATGTATTTAATATTAATTTATATTCCCCAATTTTCTTTTCGTTATTGTACCTTTCTCCTATTGGTTCTATAATAAAGTCATAAAGACTATTCATTATACTCTAAATTGTATTCAACAGATATAGCCATATTAGAATTAAACTTTTTCCATGGTAGTATTTCGTTACTTTTTTCTATATATATATTATACGAACTGTCTTCTTCTTTGTATAATATATTAGATATAATATGTCCACCATATACTTGTTGACCAATTGAGTAATGCATTGCATCATTTTTATAATCAGAACCTATACTAATCTTTCTTATATTACTCGACATTCTCAAGAATTTTATCTTCTTCTTTTTCAATTTCAGTATATGAACCATCTTCTACGTTGATATTAATGGCTCCATATTCTTCCTCTAATTCTTTTCTTATTACTTGATCAGCTTCATTAATTTCTTTTATCTTGTGAAGTAATCCATGTTTTTGAGATTCTAATATACCTATATCGTTTAATGTTCTATTTAATTCTATTTGAATTTCTTTTACTTTACTTAATTGCTCTTCTTTAATCTTATTCATTTGATTTGTTTTATTTTATTATATTATATACCACCTCCGTCGGTTATTGTCCATCCGTATGTGTTTTCTAAACTTGTTCTTGCAGTTTCCACTGCGCCACCTAAAGTATACTGTGAACTACCAAAGTTTATA